GAAGTTCTAATCACTACACAATAACAGTTAAAACAAGTTCAGGTACAGGTGTAACTATGCCTGTTGGATCTACAATGCTCGTGATTGTTGATGGCACAAACGTTATAACAGGAATTACACAAAAAGGTTATATAACCACAACTAACGCATATACAGCTGTAAATGGTGATCAAGTTATTGTTGATACTAGTTCTGCAGCGGTAACCGTTACACTACCGGCAAGTCCTGCTGTTGGTAATGAAGTGCATTTTTTAGACGGCAAACTTAGTTTCAACTCCAACAATTTGACTATTGGTAGAAACAGTCAACCTATACAAGGTAGTGCTAGTGATTTAACTGTTAGCACAAACGGACAAAGTTTTACACTAGTCTATGCAAATTCAACAAAAGGTTGGGTAAAGAAGCATTTTGCTGGAACGTAAGAGGTTTACATGGCCCTTATTGAACTACAAATACAACCAGGTATAGATAAACAAAACACAACCAAAGGTGCAGAGAACCGTTGGATTGATAGTGATAATATTCGTTTTAGATATGGACTACCAGAAAAGGTGGGTGGTTGGTCATCACTTGTAAACGAAAGTATAGTCGGTGTGGTTAGAACCCAACACCCTTTCTTAGATATTTCAGGTAACAGATATGTTGCATTAGGCACAGATAAATTTTTACTCTTATACTTTGAAGGTCAGTTGTATGACATATCACCTTTTGATGCAGCAAGACAACAAACAAGTTGCACACTTGCAACGACAGACGACTCAACATCAGTTACCATAACAACAGGATCAGCACATGGTTTAGCGGCTGAGGATATTATTTTGCTTGACTCAGTGACCTTGCCTAGTGGAACGGGGCTTAGTGCGTCAAACTTTGAAGATAAGACATTTATGGTTGTAACTGTTCCAAGCGCAACCACATTTACAATTACATCAACCGCTGCTGCAGGAGCAACTGTGTCAACAGGTGGTTCTACGACTGTAGAGTTTTTTACAAAGGTTGGTCCACAAAAACAAACGTACGGATACGGTTGGGGTGTTGGGCCTTGGGGCGGAACAGTATCAACAGCTGCAACTTCAACAATAAACGAAGGTGCAGAATTTGCAAATAATGACACTACTTTAACTTTAACTAGTGGCTCTGCCTTTCCAAGCTCTGGCACGATAGCTATAGGCACAGAACTGATTACATATACAGGTAAATCTACTAATAACTTAACGGGTCTTACAAGGGGTGCTCTTGGAACATCGGCTGCAGCTCATGCTGATGGTGCAACCGTAACGGATGCATCAGACTTTAGTGGTTGGGGTACAGCATTGCCTGCAAACCAAACAACCTTAGAACCAGGTTTATGGTCACTAGATAACTTTGGTGAAGTGTTGGTTGCAACAATTGCAAACGGTGAAACATTTACATGGAATCCGTCTGCAGCAAGCAGATTAAGTGTTAGAGCTTCAAAAAGCACAACTAACTTTTCTACAAGCAATAACCCAACGGCATCACGTATTACACTCATATCACCTACAACCAGACACTTAATACACTTTGGCACTGAAACAACTATAGGAACTACGTCAACACAAGACGACATGTTTATTAGATTCTCTGTGCAAGAAGACATAAATACATTTACACCAACTTCTACAAACACAGCAGGTACATTAAGATTACAAGACGGCACAAAAATTATGGGAGCATTAAAAGCAAAAGAAAGTATCTTAGTGTTTACAGACAATGCCTTGTATACAATGAAATATATAGGATCACCTTTTTACTTTGGTGTAGAACAAGTGGGTACTAACTGTGGTTTGATAGGACGTAATGCTGCTGTTGAGGTTGATGGTATTGCATACTGGATGAGCACAAAAGGTTTCTTGCTGTATGATGGTACAGTTAAAACATTACCTTGCGCAGTAGAAGACGAGGTGTTTGACAACTTAGATAAAACCAAAGGACAACAAGTTTCAGCAGGTCTTAATAATTTATTTTCCGAAATAGTTTGGTGGTATCCAGCTAATAGTGATTTTAACAACAAGGGTGTATCTTACAATTATGCAGAATCTGCTCAAGTACCAGGTGGTGTTTGGGCACTATCTACAGAATCAAGATCATCTTGGATGGATGCAAAGATATACGAAAGACCTTATGCAACTAAGTTTGATACATCCGGCACGGGTACTTTTCCTGTAGTGCAAGGGCAAGTTGGTTTGGGACAAACTAAATATTTTCAACATGAAATAGGCACAGACCAAGTAAACGAAGACGGAACTGTTACAACAGTAACATCAAACATAAAATCATATGATTATGATCTACAGGCACAAGGTGGACCTGGTGAAAAGTTTGTATCCGTAAGCAGGTTTATACCTGACTTTAAAAACTTAAATGGCAATGCAAACGTAACTTTATCTGTAAAAAGATTTCCGTCACAAACAGAAACATCGTCTACAAACAGTCCTTTTACAATTACGTCAGCTACTACTAAAAAAGATACAAGAGCTAGGGGTAGATATGTTAGTGTGCAAATAGCCAACACTGCAGCTAATGAGTCGTGGAGATACGGAACTTTGATGTTGGATGTAAAACCAGATGGAGGTAGATAATGTCAAGAATAATAGTTAGATTACCAGAACCAAAAGATGATTACGAAGTCAGTACACAAAGACAAATTAACAGAGCTGTTACAGGTGTGGTTGATCAATTAAACACAACATACCAACAAGTGTTGAAAGACGAACAAGAGCAGGAGGCATTCTTTTTTTCATAATGACAAATAGTTTTAAAAATTCAAAAGTAGATCTTACAACTACAAATGATACAGTCTTATACACTGTGCCTGCAGAAAGCACGTCTATTGTAAAGTCAATCTTGGTGTCAAACGATGACGCTAGTAATGCGTGTGAAATAACAGTTACCTTACTAAACACAGGGAATACTGTATTTAGTTTATTTAAACAAAAAGATATATCTGCTAAAACTACAGTAGAACTATTGACCAACTCGTTGGTTATGAATGAGGATGAAGAGTTAAAAGTACAAGCTGAAAATGCAAATGATTTGCACGTGGTTTGTTCTTATTTAGAAATAAAAAGAGAGTTTCAGTAAGGAGGAACTATGGCGTTTGAAGAACCAGGATCAGTAGCATACTTATACGAGGGCGATAAAAAGATAGCTCAAATAAAGGTTGATACTACTGTGGTATTAAAAAACATTAAAACTAACAAAGAGTATAACTCTGATGCAGAAGGTGACGCTGACGTTGACAACCCTGATACAGACACAAAAAGAGAGGACATCTCTAGAAGTGTTTATATAAAGGTAGCTAAAATGCCTGACATAGGCTCAGAATCGTAGTTGCATTTTATGGTAAAAGACAGTAAATTCAATAAAAGCCTCATTACAAGCCTAGGCCACTTGCATCTTCACAACATAGGAATATAGGGAATGCCGTTTCATAGAAAATTATTAAGAAAAATCATACCAAAAGAGATACGTAAACCAATAAGCAAGGTTACTCAAGCTATTGAAGAAAAGATATTAGACCCTGTAAGTGATGTTACTGAAAAGATTGAGGATGCTGTAAGACCAGTCACCGATCCCGTAAGAAAGTTTATATCAAAAGCCATACCGAAAGAAATTAAGCCACTTTTAAGAACAGGTATAGCTGTGGCGGGGGCTGCCGCGGGTGGTCCACTAACTGCCTTTTTATCGTCCGCTGCTTACGATGCTTATCTACAAAAACTAATGACAGACCCAGATGCAGCTGACACAGACATAGATTTTATGGCTGCTTTACAATCTGGTCTTGGTGGCGCAATAACATCAACAGCTGCTTTGCCAATGGCAACTCCAACTACGGTATCAGCTAACGTGCCTTTTGCTAATCCTCAACTTACAACAGCTGACACGTTAAAGAATATAGCCATACAGGGAGCACAAGAAATTGCTCCTTTCTTAACAGCACCTACAATGGATACTTTTGCAGGGAGCCTTACAGAAGGTCTTAAGCAAACTGGAAAACTTGCGACAGGTTTATCAACACTACAAACTCCAACAGTAATTAGAAACACTATGCAGGGAATAGAAGATCAAGAAGATGCCATGGCTGCATCTGAAGCAGCAACAAAAGCAAACTATGATGAATTGCAAAAACAAAGAGTGGCCTCTATGTTGGGATCTTTTGAAAGAGCAGGATTTGAACCAGAAGAAACACAAAGAGAAATAGAAGAAGAAGGACTAACTGTATCACTAGAAGAAGTTCAAGACTACTTTAACCAAGCAAGACAGTTTGTTGCAAGAGGTGGTCGTATTGGTTTTCAAGATGGCTCACAAGAAGGGCCTATGACAATGGAGATGGGCATTGGCAGATACATAGAAGAAGAAAAAATACGAAGAAAAATGCTTGATAGAATACAAAGAATGATGGGTGAAAAAGAATTCAACATGCAACAGGATTTACCAGGACCTATGAGGCGTAACTTAAATATGTTAAACCCTTTTGACAAAGACCCTACAGGACAACAAGCAATATTTGACATGAAGAACAGATACATGGACACAATGGACACCATGAGAGAACAAGGTATAAACAGAGCAAAAGAATTTAATAACATATTAGAGCAGATGCCCGCACCGAAACAAGACTTTGAGTCTTATGTAAACATGATTGACAAGAACTTCCCAGCTAGAAACAACACAGAGGGCAGACAATTTGCTAACCAAGGTGGACGCATGACACCAGAAGGTGACCCAATATCACCGGATGTGCCGAAGGGCATGCAAATGGATCTACGTGGCGGAGGCTTCATACCTCTTGGCACCAAACCAAGAGCCGACGATGTGCCAGCCATGGTAGGTAAAAATGAGTTCGTGTTGAATGATCGCGCAGTTTCTGGTATAGGTAAGATGTTAACAGGTAATCCGGACCCAAGAGCCGGGGCTCGCGCATTGTATGAATTACAAGAAAACATGGAGGCTATGGTTTAATGAGCAGTGAATTAAGAGATGCAATGGAACGTCATGTTGAAGGCTTAACTGACAAAGAATTTATAGAATTTGAAATGATGTCACCAGCTGAGCGAATAGAAGCTATGAAAAGAGCTGGGTCATTACGAGATGATATGGCCGATGGTGGTCGTGTTAAGTATCAAACAGGCACCTCAGCAGGTAGCTTTGGTGAGGTCAGAACGGACATA